AAAGTTGAAATAGTTTCAACTTATTTCGTAATGTTAAGGAAAACATTTATATGACTACCACTACCGCTACCACACAGGCCGCTCGGGTCGAAAACGCACTTGTTAACGGTGCAGAACTAACCGCAAAACAGATTACCGCACGTTATGGTGTTAAGAATGTTCGCTCGGTTATTAGTAAACTTCGTTCAGAAGGTTTATCAATCTACTTGAATAAGCGTGTATCATCTTTTGATGGTGCGTCTTATATGAAGTACATGATTGGTACTCCAACACGAGCAGTTGTTGCAGCTGGATACAAAGCACTACGCTCAGCGTAATGTTTTTCGGGTGATGCCGTAATACATCCGTGGGGGGTCATGGTTAATCCCCCAACTTTTTTAACGTATGGAATTGCATTAAATGAATACTACTAAAACCTTTTCAATGGAAATTGAAAATATCGCAAAAGAAAAAAGAATAACACATATGGAAGCTATTCTTTGGCATTGCAACAAACAAGGGATTGAACCAGATACGGTGAGCTCTCTTATATCGAAAAGTCTTAAAGAAAAAGTTGAAGCAAATGCTAGAGAACTTAACTTCTTACCAAGACAGGCACAGTTACCAGTTTAATGTATAAAATCTATACACGAAATACTTGTATTTACTGTGACATGGCTAAATCTTTAATGAAAGAAAATGATATTGATTTTATGGAAATAAATATTGATTTTGATAATGAAGAAAAACTTTTACTTAAAGAACAAGGCCACAAAACTGTGCCACAAATCTATAATGAAGTGAATAGTCACATTGGTGGTTATACAGAACTTCTAGACATTTTTAAAAAGGAAATATAAATGTTTGCATTATTATTACTCGTACCACTAATAGGTTCACTATTCGTTGTGCAAAATTCAGAAGCTATTGAAAAGTTTGAAAAACAAGTTTCAGAAGGTTATGAATGGAATTATGTTGGCTCACAACCTTTAAACGCTAAAGATAAGAATATTTCTTTACAGGTTCAAGGAAGTGATCCATACATCATCTTTAAATTAAAGAAACCAGTAGAGTAATGATTAAGGGATTAATACAGGCAGTTATAGTGTTAGTCCCTACATATATTACTGCATATCTTACAGATAAGATGGTGTATGTTATTCCGATGTTGGCTGCAGTAAGTTTTATTGCAGCCAGTATTACCCCTGCAACAAGTCGTAGAGTTGAAGAAGACGGATATAAAAAAGACGATGGAACCGATTGACGTTTACATTATGTATTGTGCAATGAAGGCACACTTTAGTAGAAAAGACTATGACTTTAATAAGTATGGTGGTAAGACTAAAGTATCCAGAGATTCTTTCTTCAAACGTAAAGATAGGCATTTCTTTGTCAAACTTTCAAGAAAATATAAAACTACAATTGAAATAAAAAACTATTATATCTCTAATTTCATTAAAGATAAAAGAGGATACATTGCTAACTTTAGTGATGAAAATTATAAATCATGGTTACTTAAAAGATCAGGTTTCTTTGAACAATTTGTAATAGAGTTAAGTCCTTACATAAAAGAATTTCAGCCTCTATTTGAAGTTGAAGGTAACAATCATCCAAAACTATTAAAAGAGTTTTTAGGTAGTAGAGTATCATTAGAAACTATGATTGTATTGGATGAGCTTGTTGAATACGGTAAGAATTGGGATAAACTATTAGAAGGCGATATTATATGGATTGATTTAAAAAAATTGATGGAAAATTACAAAGGGTTCTTGACAATTAATAAAAACTTGTATAGAATGAAACTACTGAAACTAATAGAGGAGTCCAGTTAAATGGAACTTACAGTACACTTGGATGGTAATCCTACCATTCGTGAAGAAGGATTTTTTGAGAGTAAAGTAACTACTCTTGAAAATCAAGTTAAGGCATTACAATTTGATAATGCTGAGTTGGAAAAAACAACGATGGAGCTTCGTGAAAGAGTCACGAAAATTGCTACTCGTTTTCCTAGTCAAAAAGGAAATCAACCAAGAAGGAATGATCGCTTTAATAATAAGCGTGACTAAATGGAACGCCGGCGTAGCTCAGTTGGTAGAGCGGTTGATTTGTAATCAATAGGTCGTGGGTTCGATCCCTGCCGCCGGCACCATTAAAGAGGAATAATATGGAAGTTAAATTTGTAGATAAAATGGGAAGTGATCTTTCTGTGGTTAATGCCGCAAGAGTATCATTTGCAAAAACATCTGAGTGGGAAAGAATTACACCAGCAGGGCCTATAGAAGGTTTGTTGTCTAGTCAAGATGAGAAGTTAATTAACTACCTTGCAAAACATAATCACTGGAGTCCCTTTGGTCATGCTTCTATGCAGTTCCATATCAAGGCTCCTGTATTTGTTGCAAGACAATTAGTCAAACATCAAGTCGGTTTGGTATGGAATGAAGTATCTAGACGTTATGTTGATGATGCAGTAGAGTTCTATGAACCAAAAGAATGGAGACTTGCAGCTGATAATAAGAAGCAAGGTTCTTCTGATGAAACTGTAGAATATGGTGTAAGTTCTACATATCAATGGTGCAACGAAACATATAAAAATATGTTAAAAGCTGGAATTGCACCAGAGATGGCTAGAATGGTCTTACCACAATCCATGTATACTGAATGGTACTGGAGTGGAACACTAATGGCATTTGCTCGTGTATGCAATCTACGATGCAAACCAGACACACAACTTGAAACCCAAATGGTTGCAAATCAAATAGATGAGATAGGAAAAGAAATGTTTCCTACATCATGGGAGGCACTAAGAGATGCATGACGTAGAAAGAATAATTTTTATAATGGAAGAGATTTCTATTTTAAAAGGTAAATTACAACCTCAAGATACTGGTCATATTAATACAGCTATCAGTGTATTAGAAAGTAGAGTTGAAGAGTTAAAAAATCAAGTATGTCAAAAGCCTTAGTAATAGGAAACGGTGAATCAAGATCATGGTATAAACCAGTAATATCAAGTGATGTTATTACTTGGGGCTGTAATGCAATCTATCGTGATGGTGATGTAGACAATCTTGTTGCAATGGACTATGGTATGCAACAGGAAATTTATGACTCTGAATATCAAAAAACACACAATTGTTGGTTTGCAGATTGGTCTGTATTACCAGCAGAAGTTGCAGAAATGACTCTTATGGGATTTGACTTACCACCAAATTTTATTCATAGGAGTAAAAACAAAACTGCTAATTGTGTGATACAAGGAAAAGACCCAGCCACCATACAACAGAGAATTGATGCACTATCAGAACTAAATGCAAATTTAGATATGGATGATTTGCAAAAGAAATTGACAAAAGATGTTGGTGTTTGGATAACCTATGTTGATGATAATGATCCTATTAAAAACATAGACTTTCCTAGAGGATGGGCTGCAGGGACTACTGCATTACATCTTGCTTGTCAACAAGGAGCAACAGAAGTTTATATGTTGGGGTTTGATCTGTCTTCTCAGAACGAACTTTTGAACAATATATATAAAGGAAGTAATTACTACTTACCAGCAGATGCAAAGGGATTTAATCCACAAAATTGGGTTAATCAGTTGTTGGCTGTTTTTAGAGAGTTTAATAATACTCAATTCTATTGGGTAGACCCTAAACACAATATTGGAAGTTCTACTGATAATATTGAAATAAGGTACTTGACAAAATCAGAACTTTGTGATACACTACGTATACAATCGCATATATTAACATAAGGAGAATACATATGTCGTTACAAGCACTAAAAAAGTCCAATTCTTTGGACAAACTGCTCGGTGCAGTTCAAACCGAAAATGCCCCACAAGAAAAGAAGTCCTATGCAGATGAACGTCTGTGGAAACCAGTGGTAGATAAATCAGGTAATGGTTATGCCATTATTCGTTTTCTTCCAGCTGTTGAAGGTGAAGACCTTCCTTGGGCAAAAGTCTGGAACCATGCGTTTCAAGGCCCAACTGGTCAATGGTATATTGAGAACTCTCTTACTACCATTGGACAAAACGATCCTGTATCAGAAATGAACTCTGCATACTGGAACTCTGGTGTAGAATCCGATAAGGAAATTGCACGTAAACAGAAACGTAAGTTGCAATACTTTGCAAACATTCTGGTTATTCAAGATAAAGCAAATCCTCAAAATGAGGGTAAAGTTATGCTCTATCGTTTTGGTAAGAAAATCTTTGATAAGTGTATGGAAGCTATGCAACCAGCATTTGAAGATGAAACTCCAGTGAATCCATTTGATTTCTGGGAAGGTGCAGAATTTAAATTGAAGATTCGTAAGGTAGATGGTTATTGGAACTACGACAAATCTGAGTTTGGTGCTGCGTCACCATTGTTTGATAATGATGATGAGATTGAAGCAGTATGGAACAAAGAGTATCCTCTTTCAGAGTTTTCAGCTGAATCTTATTTCAAGTCTTATGATGAGTTGAAGACTCGTTTGGGTACGGTACTTGCAGGGACTACTACTGTAGGAAACGTAACTACTTTGATGGAAGATGA